AGCGTGGCGGAATGATTAAGAAGTACGCTTCAGGCGGCATGGTTTCATCTGCGTCTAAACGTGCTGACGGCATCGCCTCTAAAGGCAAAACTCGTTGCAAGATTTGCTAAGGAAGCATCATGAAAAGATACGCTGAAGGCGGTATTTACACGGCAGAAATGGGCAAACCACCTACAGATCCTGAAGGTGTTCCCGCTCCCAAGAAGCCTATGCCAAAAACACCAGCACCAAAGACTCCGCCTCCAAGCGACACAGTCTTCCGTGAAGGTATGCCTGTGCCTCAAGACATCGACGGCAGATCTGCTCCTCGCAAAAAGAAATTGGCTTCTGGTGGATTTGTTCGCGCTGCTGACGGGATTGCCCAGCGTGGCAAAACCCGTGGAAAGATGGTTTAAACATGATGGCCAGCCGTGGCATGGGAGCCATCTCTCCCAGCAAAATGCCCAAAGGTGTACGTAAGGCACGTAGAGACGATACCGACTTTACGCAGTACGCTGAAGGAGGCCCTGTTGGCCTTTATGCCAACATCAACGCCAAGAGAAAGCGTATTGCCGCTGGCTCCAAAGAGAAGATGCGTAAGCCCGGACAGAAGGGTGCGCCTACCGCTCAGGCTTTTATTGACTCTGCAAAGACGGCTAAAACATGACAACTACCGGCTCCACCCTCTTTAATCTTGACTTCACGGAAATTGCCGAGGAAGCATGGGAGCGTGCGGGCCGTGAAATGCGTTCAGGCTATGACTTGCGTACAGCACGCAGGTCTATGAACCTGATGACCATTGAGTGGCAGAACCGTGGCATCAATATGTGGACGATGGAGCAGGGGTTCATTAACCTGACTCCGGGACTGGCAACGTATGCGTTGCCTACAGACACAATTGATTTGCTAGAACAGTTAATCCGTACTGGCGCAAACACAGCCTCTACACAGGCTGACCTGACCATTACACGTATTAGTGTTTCTACTTATGCAACCATTCCAAACAAACTCCAACAAGCCAGACCAATCCAAGTCTGGGTTCAGAGGTTATCTGGCGAGGTTAATCCAACAACTTCGTTCCTTAACGGAGCCATCACTTCCACGGACACCACGATCACGCTTGACACGGTGGTTGGACTAGCCGGTTCAGGTTTCTTGCGTTTAAACAGCGAAGATATCTATTACACCTACATCAGCGGCAACACCCTTGGTGGTGTATTCCGTGGACAGAATAACTCTACAGCAGCAGCCCACACAGATGGCACTGCTGTGTTTGTGCCTCAGCTTCCTGCGGTAACTGTTTGGCCTACGCCAGACAACAGCACTCCTTACCAGTTTGTTTACTGGAGACTGCGTCGTGTTCAAGACGCTGGCGCTGGTCTTGAGACGGCTGATATGAACTTCCGCTTCTTGCCATGCTTGGTGGCAGGTCTTGCCTACTACATTGCCATGAAGGTTCCTGAGCTTCAAGGCCGTCTTGAGATGCTCAAAGCTGCATACAACGAGCAGTTTGATCTGGCGGCAGGTGAAGATCGTGAGAAGGCTGCGGTTCGCTTTGTACCTCGTCAGATGTTTATCGGCGGGAGTATGTAATGGGTAACCGATTCGCATCCGGCAAGATAGCGATTGCTGAATGTGATCGCTGTGGTCAACAATACAAACTGAAGCAGCTTAAGACAGAGATCATCAAGCAGCGTCAGTATCAGTTGTTGGTTTGCCCGGAATGCTGGGATCCAGATCAACCTCAGTTAATGCTTGGTACATTTCCAGTAGATGATCCGCAAGCGTTGCGTAACCCACGTAGGGACACAACGTATGTAACATCCGGTGTAAACGTTAATGGTAATGTGTCCGGTGGTTCACGAGACATTCAGTGGGGCTGGCTACCCGTGGGTGGCGCTAGTAATTTTGATGTAGCATTAACACCTAACTATCTTGTTGCGACCACTTCAGTGGGGACGGTAACAATATCATGAAAACCTGTACTCGCTGCGAAGCCGTTAAACCTTACGATTTGTTTTACAAACAAGCCGTAAACAGTAAAGATGGCTATCAATCTCACTGCAAGGCATGTGACAATGCACGCAAAAAAAATTGGGCGTTGAAAAATCCTGAATTAGCTGCGGCGTATCGCAAAACGTCTGACATTAATAGATACAAAAATCACAAAAACAAAGTTCAAGAAAAAAATAAAAACTGGAAGATTAATAATCCTAGCAAAGTTTCGGCTATGGATGCTAGGCGTAGAGCAGCGGTAAATTTACGAAAGCCAATTTGGTTTACCGATGAAGATCATTGGATGGTAGAACAAGCCTATGAACTGGCTCGGTTGAGGACTCAAATTTTTAAATTTCCTTGGCATGTAGACCACATCATTCCGCTTCAAGGAAAACTTGTATCTGGGTTGCATTTGCCTCATAATTTGCAGGTCATACCGGGATTAGAAAACTTGCAAAAATCAAATTGTTTTGTAACAACTTAAGGAGTTTAAACATGGCATACACACGATCAGCCGACGGCATCGCTAAAAAGGGCAAAACCGAAGGCAAAAACTTGGGCGACAGCGGCCCTACAGCCGGTCAAATGAAGGGCGGCAAGAAGACTAAAGGTGTTACTGGCCAAGCTATGCGTGCCGTTGGCCGCAACATGGCTCGTGCAATGAATCAAAAGCGAGGCTAATCATGGCTACATTCAGCAAAAAAATGATGGGCAAAGAAGTTGGCGATGCCAAAGTCTATGCCAAGCCACACACTATGTCTGGCAAAGAGGTGAAAGCTTCTTCTAATCCCGGCAGTGGCCCAGATCACAGCCGCGCCAGCACAGTCAATATGTCTGTTGGCAACATTACCCGCAACGAGCAACCCGGTGCTAAGACATCTGGTATCAAGGTGCGTGGTACAGGTGCAGCTACTAAAGGCCTAATGGCTCGTGGCCCAATGGCTTAAGGTTTAAACCATGACAATGACATACGCCCAACTTGTTACTGCGGTACAGGATTACACGCAGAACACGTTTGACACGACTACGATCAATACACTGATCAAGCAGGCGGAGCAGCGCATCTATAACACAGTGCAGATTGCCAACTTGCGTAAGAACGTCACGGGCGTATTGGCTTTGGGTAATAAATACTTAGCCTGTCCAGAGGATTTTCTCTCGACATACAGCCTTGCGATATATCCGTATAACGCTACAACTGCAACTGGCACATCAGGCGCAAAGACTATTGTGGTGGCTAGTACGACAGGTATAGCCGCAGGCCAGCAAGTCACCGGCACAAACATTGGCACAAATGCCAAGGTGCGTAGCATTAGCGGCACAACAGTAACTTTAACGGTAGCCAACAGCGGCACAGTGAATGGTGCGGTGGTGTTCCAAGGCGACTATCTGTATTTGCTCAACAAGGATGTCAACTTCATTCGTGAAGCATATCCGTTAAGTGCTGAGCAGTCTGAGCCTAAGCACTACGCCATCTTTGGCCCCCAGTCAGCCAACGTAAACGAGTTGTCGTTCATTCTTGGCCCTACGCCAAATGCTAACTACTACGCAGAACTGCATTATTACTACTATCCAGAGTCTATTGTGACGGCCTTGACCACATGGCTTGGCGATAACTTTGACTCTGCGTTGCTGTACGGCACATTGTGCGAGGCAGGCACATACATGAAGAGTGCACCAGAGGATGGCATGTACAAGATGTACCAAGAACGGTACGTTCAGGCTATTGCACTTCTCAAGAACTTGGGTGATGGTAAACAACGTGCTGACGCATACCGCGACGGCCAAGTTAGGGTTCAAGTATCGTGAGTTATATCCTACAAACCCAAACCACAAGCTTCAAAAAAGAGTTGTATCAGGGCATCCACGACCTCACAACAGATACGCTCAAGATTGCGCTGTACACGGCCAACGCAGATTTAAACGAGGCTACAACCGTTTACACGACATCTGCGGAGGTAACCGGGACGGGCTATGTGGCTGGCGGTGTAACGCTGACCGGTACAACAATTAATTCATCCGGGTTCACGGCGTATATTGACTTTGCAGATGTGGTGTTTAACGCATCTGTGACGGCTCGTTGTGCTTTGATTTACAACTCAAGGCAGAGCAATAAATCCATAGCTGTGTTGGACTTTGGTTCTGACAAAACCTCCACCAATTTCACCATCACAATGCCTGCTAACACGGCGACAGCAGCATTGATCCGTTCTTCTAATTAAGGAGCCTCACATGAGCTTGGACAAACTGACCGCTACAGACAACGTAGCAGCAACAACCAAATACAACACAATGCCTTCTGACAGCTTGGCAATCAATGGCTACTACCACGCTGTTTGCTACGGCGCTGACGGCCAAGTTAAGTGGGAAGCACCCATTGAGAACTTGGTAACGACTGTTGGCCAGAACTTGACCTTGGACACCATCCTTGGCAACTCAGCCGCTGGCGCAGTTGTGATGGGCTTGAAGGGTACAGGTACAGCCGTGGCTGCTGATACACAATCTTCACACGCAAGTTGGTTGGAAGTAGGCGGCACTAATGCTCCTGCATATTCTGGCAACCGTCCTACACCTTCATTCAGTTCCGCCGCTGCTGGTAGCAAGACTACCTCTTCTGCCGTGTCATTCTCTATGACCAGCACAGGTACAGTGGCAGGCTGCTTCATCAACATTGGTGGTAGCGCAACTAAAGATTCAACGACTGGCACATTGTTCTCTGCTGGTGACTTCTCTAGTTCTAAAGCTGTTGTTAACGGCGACACAATCGCAGTTTCGTACACATTGACACTGACCTGATATGGCGTTAGCTTGGGGTGATGACGCTTGGAGTGATAACGCTTGGGGCGGGGGAGAGACTTTTCCCGTCAGCGTTACCGAGACCGCACTCCTTGCTGATTCTCCTGCGGCTGGTTTGCTGATTGATGTCAGCATTACTGAGTCACTGACAAATGGTACTGCGTGGGGTGCAGACACTTGGGGCTTTGGTGGTTGGGGCGGTACATCCGGTATTCAGGATAGCCAGAGCGTAGTCCTGACAATGAATGTGGCGGTCAGTGAGTCTGCCGCTATTGCTGATACCGAGTCTGTTGTTGCTGGTTTTGCAGCTTCTATTACAGAAACTGCGGCAATTGCAGATACCAATACAGCCATCACAAGCTACAACGTCAGCGTGGCAGACAGCCAGACGATTACGGATACAGAGGCAGCGCAGACAAGTTACAACGAGAGCGTTTCTGAGTCGATGAGTATTGCGGATGTAGAGGCGGCGGTCGCTACGTTCTTGGGCAACATATCAGAGTCAATTGCAATAGCAGAAGCACAGGTGGCTGTGCTGATTATGACCATCAACGAAACGATGGCTATTGCAGACAGTGAGTTGGCTGGAACGTACTACCAAGAATTCTTGACCGAATCTGCCACAATCACAGACACAAATACTGGTGGTGCAAACTACCCAGTAAGCCGGTCTGAAACGATGACAATTACAGAAACAAACGGTGGGCGATATTTGTGGGAAATTATTGATGACACAGAGGTCGCAAACTGGCAAAATATCAGCAATCCTCAAACACCGGGATGGACTGCTGTTAATAATACGGAATCTCCCGGTTGGACACAAATTTCTACACAGTAGGAGCTATAAATGGCAAATACATCGCTAATCGGCCTTCTCCTCCCGGCCACCGGAACATTGTCCGGGCAATGGGGTGGAGCGGTCAACAACGCCATTTCTGAGATTGTTGATGCTGCGGTAGCTGGTACACAGAACATCACTACTGACGCTGACGTTGATCTGTCGGTTACTGTTGGTACATACGCCAGCACGGGCCTGACATCTACAAGCTCTCAATACGCAGTTATCCTGTGTACAGGCTCACGTTCAGCGGCTCGTAACATCAACGCTCCCAAGCAAAGCAAGACCTACGTTGTTATCAACGACACAACTGGCGGTTATGCAATCACGGTGCGCGGTGGCCCATCAAGTCCTACAACTGGCGTAACAGTCCCCGCTGGCGGTCGTTCAATTATTGCGTGGAACGGATCAGATTTCGTAAGCGTGGGCGGTGGTTCTGCCGCTGGCTCTAATACACAGATTCAGTTTAACAACGCTGGTGCGTTCGGTGCTTCTTCAGCCCTGACATGGGACGGCACTACGCTGTCAGCCACTAAGTTTGGCGGTGCTTTAAACGGTACTGTGGGTGCTACAACCCCAGCATCTGGCGCGTTTACCACCGTTACTGCCTCCACAGCAATTGGTGTGGCATCGGGCGGTACAGGCTCTTCAACCTTGACGGCCAACAACGTATTGCTGGGTAACGGCACTTCCGCGCTTCAAGCGGTAGCCCCCAGCACCACAGGTAATGTATTGACTTCCAACGGAACAACTTGGGTTAGTCAAGCCCCGGCAGCTTCTGGCGTATCACAAGCCAAAGCTACCATGATTTCAATGATTTTCGGATTCTAAGGAGCTTTAAATGGCAAACCCAAACCTCTTAGCCGCGACCACAGCCTCCGGCACAACAACTTACCTAACACCTAGCGGTACAACCGCAGTGGTTCTTGTTCCTAACGCAGCTTCAAGCGGTCAAGTCTTTAAAATTAACCAGATCGTTGCAGCCAATGTAAACGGTACGAACGCTGTTGAGTGTACAGTGTCTATCTACACCAATGGCGCTGTGGCGCAAGGTTCTGCACCTTCTGGTGGCACGGCGTATCCAATCNTGTCTACTGTTTCCGTCCCTGCTGATGCTTCATTGATTGTTGTTGACAAAACAACGGCTGTATATTTGATGGAAGGCACATCAATTACAGTGACATCAGGCACAGGTAGCGGAATCACTTACAGCATCTCCTACGAAGTCATCTCGTAAAAAAGGGGGGCCTCATGCCACTACGTCCTCCTGCTGGGTTTATCTCAGCTTTTTATGATCCGCTAAAGAATCCTGATGCGCC